AAGTGAACAGACCAAGACAAGACTTTCACAAGCTATGAATAACATAAAGCTAGACGATAAAGAGCCAGAGCTAGTAGTTGTTAATGCAACTGCAAGTGGCTTCTCTCTAGTGAATTAGTCAAGCGAGGCATGGTAGATATATCTGTAAGACCTCAGCTTGCACAGCTTCCTTAGAACCATTCTAAACTACTTGCACACTTGCTGCTTATGGGCCCACCCACCCACCCCATAGGGGTCCCTAACCAATGCTTGCGGGCTTGCGGGCTTGACACCTCGACCAGGGGGCCAGGACTAGGGGTCCCACATGCGTAGCACATATAGCTTGATTTATAAATAGATAGGGTTTAAATTCGTTTTAATGTTTAAAACAAAAATGTAAAAATTTTTTGTAAAATTTTTTTCAAATGTTAACCCCAGAACAACTTAATAATTTACCTGAAGAGACTAAAAAAGAATATTTAAAAACAGTATTACTGTTGGACGAAAAGAAACAACAACAATTAATACGAGATGATTTTTTAGCTTTTGTAAAACACATGTGGCCATCCTTCATAGAAGGTGAACACCATAAGATTATGGCAGAAAAATTTAACAAAGTTGCATCAGGTGAAATAAAAAGATTAATCATTAACATGGCTCCACGGCACACGAAGAGTGAATTTGCATCCAACTTCCTACCTGCCTGGATGATTGGTAAACAACCAGACTTAAAAATTATTCAAGCTACACACAACGCAGAACTTGCTGTGCGTTTCGGTCGTAAAGCAAAGTCATTAATTGATACAGAAGATTATCAAAGAATATTTAACACAAGACTCAGAGAAGACTCACAAGCTGCTGGTAAATGGGAAACGGCACAAGGCGGTGAATATTATGCTGCCGGTGTTGGTGGATCAATTACAGGCCGTGGTGCGGATTTATTGATCATTGATGATCCGCATTCAGAACAAGACGCCATGAACCGCGCATCGTTTGACAGGGTTTACGAATGGTATACATCAGGACCGCGGCAAAGGCTTCAGCCTGGTGGTCGTATTATTTTGGTTATGACAAGATGGAACGTAGCAGACCTAACCGGCAAACTACAGCGTGCACAAAAAGAACCTAAAGCAGATCAATGGGAGGTAATTGAGTTCCCAGCCATCATGCCGTCAGGTAAACCGGTATGGCCAGAGTATTGGAAGTTAGATGAATTAGAATCTGTTAAAGCATCTGTTGCCATCGGTAAATGGAACGCGCAGTATCAACAAAACCCAACAGCAGAAGAAGGATCAATCATAAAACGTGAGTGGTGGCAAACCTGGGAGAAAGATGAGATACCACCATTGATGCATGTCATACAATCTTACGATACAGCGTTTATGAAAAAAGAAACATCAGACTATTCTGCAATAACAACGTGGGGTATTTTTAAACCAGACGAAGATACACCGCCACAGCTTATCTTGGTTGATGCCGTGAAAGATCGATTTGAGTTCCCAGAACTGCGTAGAATAGCCAAAGAGCAGTACGACTACTGGAAGCCCGAAACGGTGATCGTGGAGGCAAAAGCTTCAGGACTGCCATTAACGTATGAAATGCGTAAACTGGGCATACCAGTTATTAACTTTACACCCAGTCGTGGAAATGATAAACATACTAGAGTGAACTCTGTAGCGCCGTTATTCGAGTCAGGTATGGTTTGGGCGCCAGATGCAAAGTTTGCTGAAGAGGTTATTGAGGAGTGCGCCGCATTTCCGTTAGGAGAGCACGACGATTTGGTTGATAGCATGACTCAAGCCGTAATGAGATTTAGGCAAGGTGGTTTCGTGGAACATCCAGAAGACTATGAAGATGAGCCTCTACCACAACAACAGAGGACGTATTATTAATGTTAAGACTATTTACAGGACTCGCTGACGAAGCAGCAAAATTTCTTGGTAGACTTTTTGGAAACAGTAATGCTGCTAAAACAGAAATTACTGAATTAAAAAACGAATTACAAACTTTAATAGACAAAGTAGGCAAGAGTGAAGAAAAAGCAGAAGAGGCTTTTTCAGGGTTAAGAGAAATTGCAAGAAAGATAGAGGCTAGAGCAGGCGCTGATGATATTACAATGACGGGTGCAGGCGCAAGAGCTTCTGTTGATGATTTATTAGAGGACCTCTCATCGAGGACCACGGCTTCAACAGAAGAAGTAAGAGAAGCTTTAGTTAACAGAGCTAATGAAGCATACGCACCAGGTGATCCAAAAAGAATGAGACTTGATGATGACGAGACTTTAGAAGCGTACATACAATCAAAAAAACAAATGGGCGCAGAAGATGAGTTAATAGAAGACATAACTGATTTTATAGGCATGCCACCACCTTCACCAGGCATGCAAAAAATAATTCAAGAAGAAATGAGACGCGCTAGAAGTCTTTATGATGAAATAGCAGAAGATGAAATGTTACCTTTTGGTAGATCTGGTGAAAGTAAAAAAGCTAGTGAGATGACAATGGACGAGATGTCTCAAAGTTTAAGCGACGCAACCAGAAGAGTTAAACAAAGACAAGCGGACAATATGCGCAAAGAAGAATTGATGGCTAACCCTGATAACTTCGGCAAAAGTATGGACGAGCTTGACCAAATGGTGCAAGACGAAAAGATCATACCTTTCAAACCAAAAAAAGCAGAGGGTGGCAGAATAGGCGCTAAGATGGGTTTGTTTACAGGAATAGCTGAACAAGCTGCCAAGATGTTTGGTGACAAAGGTTTGATTAAACTTTTATTTGATAAAGTAGCAGGCATGAGCAGAGCGGATAGAGTAGCAGATGTAGACCAATCTAAAAATATAATTAGAGACCCTAACACAGATTTAAGAAGAATGGAGACAGACAATCTTACACTAGGCACAAAAGCCACGCCTGAAGGTAAAATGACAATTGCAGATGTAGAGGATCTTCCTGAAGAGCTTAAGTACAAAAACCCAGAGCTAAGAGCTTTTGAAAAAATTATAAAAAGAGAAAAAGTTAGAGCCATACTTGCAGATCAACTAGGCGTTGATCCAAAAGATATACCAGAAGCAAATATCGATATGGCTATCAAGCAAGGAATGGACTTGATGGCTACAGGCGGTCGTGTGGGTTTAAAAAATGGTGGCATCTCAAACTTTTTTAAAAAAAGGAATAAATAATGGCTATAGATAAAACTTTACCAAATATAAGAAGACCAAGTGTTAGAAAAAGTGTCTCTGTTAAACCAGAGCAAATTGCCGTTGAAAATTTAAAAGATCAACTCAAACAACAGGAGATGATGAAACCACCTGTTGATATTAAACAAACAGAAGATGGCGGCGTTGAAATAGATTTTGATCCACGTGAAGTTATTAGTGAAGACGGACAAAACCATAACGCAAACCTAGCAGAATATTTAGAAGATTCTGAGTTAAATGAAATTTCATCTGAGTTGCGTCAACAATACTATGATTATAAAAGTTCAAGAAAAGATTGGGAAGACGGATACATCAAAGGATTAGACCTACTTGGATTTAAATACGAAGGCAGAACAGAACCTTTTCAAGGAGCAAGTGGTGCAACACACCCAGTGCTAGCAGAAGCTGTGACACAGTTTCAAGCACTAGCGTATAAAGAATTACTACCTGCATCGGGACCTGTAAGAACACAGGTTGTTGGTAAGGTTGATGAAGTAAGACAACAGCAAGCAGAGCGTGTCAAAGATTTTATGAACTATCAGTTGATGATAGAAATGAAAGAGTACGAGCCTGAGTTTGACCAAATGTTATTTAACTTACCGCTCGCAGGATCTACATTTAAAAAAGTTTATTTCGATACTGTAATGGGTAGAAGTGTTTCTAAGTTTGTACCTGCTGAAGATTTGGTTATACCGTACAACGCAACATCTCTCGATGACGCAGATGCAATCATGCACGTGATCCGTGTTACAGAAAACGATTTACGTAAACAACAACTATCCGGTTTCTATGCAGACATAGAAATTGGTTCTGCTTCATCAAAACAAGATGATGTGTTGGATAAGAAAAATGAACTTGAAGGAGTGTCTACTACAAACGGCGGTGACTTGTATTCACTTATCGAGTGTCATGTTAATTTAGATATACCAGGTTTTGAAGATCTCGATCTAGAGACAGAAGAACCAACAGGATTGAAACTACCTTACATTGTAACTTTTGTAGAAGACAGCGGTGACGTTTTATCTATCAGAAGAAACTTTGCAGAAGGTGATCAATCAAGAAAAAGAAAAGATTATTTTGTACACTTTAAGTTCCTACCGGGTCTTGGCTTCTATGGCTTTGGCCTTATTCACATGATCGGTGGGTTGTCTAGAACTGCAACGTCAGCGCTAAGACAACTCCTCGATGCAGGAACTTTATCAAACTTACCTGCTGGATTTAAACAGCGAGGTATTAGAGTTAGAGACGAAGCACAACCTATTCAACCAGGAGAGTTTAGAGACGTTGACGCACCAGGTGGAAATCTACGTGACGCGTTCATGCCGTTGCCTTTCAAAGAGCCATCAGGAACTCTATTACAGTTGATGGGTATCGTTGTTCAAGCAGGACAAAGATTTGCAAGCATTGCCGATATGCAAGTTGGTGATGGCAATCAAGGTGCTGCAGTAGGCACGACTATGGCGTTATTGGAGCGTGGATCGCGGGTTATGTCTGCTATTCACAAACGTGCTTACCAAGCCATGAAGTGTGAGTTTATGCTTCTTGGAAAAAACTTTGCAGAATATTTACCACCAGTTTATCCATACGACATTGTTGGTGGACAAAGACAAATTAAACAAGCTGACTTTGGACCAGAGATCGATATTATTCCGATAGCTGACCCTAATGTATTTTCACAAACACAAAGAATACAAATGGCACAGACACAATTACAACTTGCCATGTCAAATCCAAAAATGCACAACATGTATCAAGCATATCGTGACATGTATGAGGCTTTGGGTGTGAAAGAAATAGATACCTTGCTCAAAAAACCACAACAACCACAACCTATGGACCCTGCCATGGAAAATATACAAGCATTAGCCGGTCAAACTGTTAAAGCTTTTCCTGGGCAGGACCATAAAGCACACATGGAGGCACATTTGAGCTTCATGGCGACTAAAATTGCTATGAACAACCCGTTAATTTTGTCAGTTTTACAAAAAAACATACTAGAACACATAGCTTTGATGGCTCAAGAGCAAGTTGAGCTTGAATTTGCCGATGAAATACGTAATTTGAAAGAAATTCAGCAACAAATGGCACCAATTATGCAACAAATGCAGCAAAACCCGCAAATGTTACAACAAAACCCGCAAGTTCAAGAGATGCAACAGGTGCAAAAGAAACTTTCGCAAGATGTTGAGGCAAGAAAAGCACAATTAATCGCAGAACACACTAATGACTACCTAGAAGAAGAGAAAAAAGTGTTAAACCCACTGGATAGTGACCCATTAGTCAAATTAAAGTCCAGAGAGATAGATTTAAGGGCTGAAGAACAGATGAGAAAGCGTGAAGAGTCAGAAACAAAGGCTAATATGGACGCTTTAAGACTGTTACAAAACAGAGAAATAGCATCTGAAAAGTTGGAACAAGACGATGATCATGCTAAGATGAGAGCTTCTATTTCACTCGCAAAGGATGGAATAAAACAGATGAAAGCAGTAGTAAAGGATAGTTAATGGCAATAGGAGATTTTTTTCAAAAAGGTATTCCAAAAATTATAGGTGGTCCTTATCAACCACCTGTTCAACCAACACAGCCACAAGCACAAGTCGGGCTGCCTTTAATTATTCAACAACTTTATGGCGGTGCTGAGTTCACTCCTGGTGCGGACACCATGGAAGCAGGCTTTAAAACATCTCCTGGTTTTAGACCTGGGTCTCCTATGAATATTAATATGCCACCAGTTTCGGGACCGCAACTAATGCCACAACCACCAGTTGACTTCATGCCTAAAATACCAGGAGTTCCTTTTGGTTCACAAACAACACTAGCAGACTTGTCTGCTTTTAATCCAATAGCTAATCAATATGCTCTTGCTGGTTTTACAGTTGGTGAGATACTAGCTATGCCAGAGTTTGCAGACTTTGCACAGTTTCAAGCAGAGCAAACAGGAGGCACTGCAACTAGTGCTGGACTCGCTAACTTAGAGGCTCAACTTAGAGAGAAGGGAAGTAAAGGACCAGAGGACAGGATGGAAGGCTTTAGACCATCAGACAACCCACTTAGTTTTAGTAATCCTTTAAATCAAACTTCTATGAAGTTTGTAGACGGAAAATTAGTTTACGATAAGGTTAACCCGTTTGTTAAAACAGGAATAAAACCAGGTGATGAAGTTCCTGGAGTACCTAGTCTATTTAGTGCATTAAAGACCTTCGGTACAAGTATTTTTGATAAAGTAACTGATCCTTTTACTAAGTTTAGAGAGAAAAAAGCACAAGAGGAGAGAGAAGCTAGGATAGCAGAAGAAAGAGCAGCAGCTCTCGCGCGTCTAGAAGAAATTAAAAAACAATTTGAAGAACGTGAAAAGAAGAAAAAAGAAAAAGAAGCAAAAGCTCTTTCGGACGCAAATAAAAAACTAGCAGATGACATTAAAAAACAACTTGCAGATAGAAAAAAGTCTAAGGAAGATAGAGACAAAGCGCAAAGAACAGGCACCGGTTTTAAAAGTGAAAAAGCTAAAGACACAGCAACGGGTAAATTTAGTGGTGGTAAAAAGAATGGTAATAAAGGAGGAGGAACTTTTGGCGGCGCAGGTGGAAGCAAACCAGGAGCAGCAGGAGGCTTTAGGCCATAATGGCAATATCCAGGCAACAACTACCAAAAACAACCGACAAAAAACAAAAGAAAGTCGGTAAAGTTATGCGTGAATTTAAAAAAGGTAAATTAAATATTGGAAAATCTAAGAAAAAGGTTAAGAATAGAAAGCAAGCCATAGCTATCGCACTTAACGAAGCTGGCATAAAACAGAAGAGGAGACGCAAATGATCCAATCAGCAAAAGAATGGTTAATGGAAAAGTGGGATAACACTTCCATGAAAACCAAAATTATCGGTGCAGTGGTCATCGTAATTATCATCATCGGAATAAGCACATAATCAAATGATACTTGACGTAGTCAAACTAGCAATAGGCGCTGGCACACACATAATGAAAAATAGACAGCAGCGTAAAATGCTGGAGTCAGATGCAGCTATGTTGCACGCACAAAAAATGGCAAGTGGCGAAATCGAGTATCAACAACAAGTGCGCGTATCAAACGACAAAGGATGGAAGGACGAATTCGTTCTTATTCTCGTAAGTGCCCCAGTGATTTTATTGATATGGAGTGTGTTTAGTGATGATCCAGACATACAAGCTAAATTGCACATGTTCTTTGAACAGTTTAATAATCTCCCTTTCTGGTACCAGACGCTGTTTGTCGGCGTGGTCGCATCAATATACGGACTCAAGGGAGCAGATATATTTAAGAAAAAATGATAAACTTAGAAGCTTTTATCTATAAGCAACAGAAATTTTTACGAGACGAAATAGAAAGAAATGTTCAAACTCTTGTCAACGGAGGTGTTGACAGTATGGAAAACTACAAATATATTACAGGAAAAATACATGCACTAGATGCAGTTTCACAGGAAATCTCTAACCTGCTAGAAGAAAAGGAGCAAAAAGATAATGTCAGAAGCCTTACTAAAGAAGTATAAAAAAGAAAACAAAGAAGCAAAAGAAACCCCAGAAAAAACTAGTTTGGAAAAATTGCCCAATCCTACGGGTTGGCGTATTTTAGTCATGCCTTTTAAAGTTAAAGAAAAAACTGAGGGCGGTATAATCATTGCACAAGAAACATTAGACCGAGCACGTGTTGCAACGCAAGTTGGATACGTATTAAAGATGGGAGATCTTTGTTACAAAGACGAAGATAAGTTTCCAACAGGTCCATGGTGCAAGGAAAAAGATTGGGTGATCTTCGCACGATATGCGGGATCCCGAATGGAAATCGAAGGTGGAGAAATAAGAATGCTAAACGATGACGAGATACTAGGGACTATTACTGATCCCGAAGATATCTTGCACGCAATGTAACATAGAGGAGGATAAACTATGCAAGAAGACGACTTAAAAGTTGATGTCGGTGAAGCTGATGAACAAGAACAAGAAATTGATCTTGATGCAAAGCCGGAACAGGAAGAGCCCCAGGAGGAGATAAAAGTAGAAGAAGCTGAACCCGAGGCTGAAGAAAAACCTGTAGAAGAACCAAAAGAACAAAAAGAAGAGTTGACTGAATACTCTGATGGAGTTCAAAAAAGAATTGCTAAACTTACTCGTAAGATGCGAGAAGCTGAGAGACAAAAAGAAGAGGCAATAGAGTATGCCAAAACAGTTTACGAATCAGCTAATCAAATCAAACAAAGATACGAAACTCTTGATCAAAATTATAATAAAGAATTTGAAGACAGAGTTAAGTCAAGCATGCAGAATGCTCAAGCTAAACTTAGAGATGCTATAAGCGCAGGAGATGTAGAGGCGCAAGTTACAGCTCAAACAGAAATAGCGGGACTAGCTACAGAGTCAGCCAGACTAGGTAAGATTCAAGAAGTTAGACAAAGAGCAGCTGAAACCGAGCCAACGACAGCGCAACCAGCCACACCGGCTCAACCTGCGCAACCAGCCACAACGGCACCTGACCCACGGGCAGACGCCTGGGCAGCCAAAAACTCTTGGTTTGGCACGGATAATGCTATGACTTACACTGCTTTTGAAATACACAAAAAACTTGTTGAAGGAGAGGGATTTGACCCAACTTCGGATGAATATTATTCTGAGGTGGATAAAAGAATAAGACTTGAATTCCCACACAAATTTGATAAGAATAGTGTATCTACTGAACAGAAAGAACCTGTTCAAAATGTAGCAAGTGCAAAACGTCCGGCCACAAAGGGACGCAGAAAAACTGTGAGACTCACACCGTCACAGATAGCAATTTCTAAACGATTAGGTGTGCCACTTGAAGAATATGCGAAACAACTAATCGCGAAGGAGGAATAGGCATATGGAAAATGAAAAAATCAAAACTTCCCGCGCGAGTGCAGCTAGGGTTAAACAAGAAAAACCCAAAGTTTGGACTCCTCCATCATCACTGGACGCACCGCCTGCGCCAGACGGCTATAGGCATAGATGGATACGCGCTGAGAGCATGGGTATGGAAGATACCAAAAACATGTCAGGCAAAATAAGATCAGGGTGGGAGCTCGTAAGAGCTGACGAATATCCTGATACAAGTTATCCAACTATGGCAGAAGGACGATACGCAGGGGTAATTGGGGTTGGTGGCCTATTGCTGGCTAGGATACCTGAAGAACTCGCAAAGTCTCGGGAGGATTACTTCCAAAGAGTAACCAAAGACCGAAACGACGCTTTAGATAACGATGTTATGAAGGAACAGCACCCAAGTATGCCGATCAATCAAGATCGACAGACTCGTGTAACTTTTGGTGGTACAAAGAAGGACTAATTATTTAGTAATTCCTATCCACTGCTAACAATAAAACCTTTAAGGAGGATAACACTATGGCTAATGTAGATAGCCCTTTTGGTCTAAGACCTATTGGTAACACTGTTGGTAGCTCTGACTTTCAAATGACGGAATATCTAATTCCGGACAACGAAGGCACTTCAATCTTTCAGGGAGATCCTGTAGAGATTGATGATAACAATGCTGGATTTATTGC